AAAATTATTAGCAGGATTATCTTTTGTCGCTGTTAAAGTTCCTGATGTAGTCATTGTAAGTGCATTACCAGAACTGTCTAAATCCATATTCGAACTATCTTCCATTTTTAAATAAAATCCATTGGTTCCATATGAAGAAACAACAGGTTGTTTATATTTCCAAATTCCACTTGTTGCATCTGTTTCACCAAAGTCTGTTGGTGCTAATGCTAAACCATCTACATATAGATAATGAGATAGCAAAACACTTGAATAAGTATCTTCTGATGGAGCATATCCAATAAATTGTCTATAACCAGTTTTACCTGTATACCATTCGGTACCTGTCATAGCAGTTTGTGTAGAATAGTTTGTTTCCTCAACTCCATTAATATACATTATACATCTATCTGTTCCTGTTTCAGTCATATCTAATTTAATTACAATATGCATCCAGGCAGTTGGGTCTCTAAAGACTCTAGTTGTTTTATAATCTATAGTAGTACCAGGTGATGCTCCTACTATTTTTATGGTGTCATCAGTATGAAATTTCATATAAAAACTATAAGAGGAATAATCACCAGTCTTACCACCAAAGAAACAATATTGCGAAGTACCTTGTCCACATTTTTTAACCCAAAAAGATATTGTTGCTTTTTGAACTGCTACTGCTGAAGTTGCGTCTCTATAAATATATGTATCTGCCATAATTATTTCCTAATTGAATTGTCCTCCACCTGAAGCTCCAAATGACCAAGTCATTGTAAATGCTCTATCGGCTGTTTGTGCTTCTGCGTCTGTTGCAGTAACTGTAAACGAATCGGTTGCTGCTGAACTATGTTGAGTCTGTGTACCTGTAATAGTACAACTTCCAACTCCAGTTGTAAATGTTAAGCCTGTTGCAATTGCTCCAGTTGTTATAGCGAATGAGGTTGCATCTGTACAAGTTAAAGTTTGTGTAGCAATAGCTGAAGCTCCAGCAAAAGTTCCTAAACTTCCTGCTGCTGTAACCCATACAGGTGCATCAGAAACTGTAAGTATTGCTGTAGTACTTCTTACTGCATTACCATCAGGATTCTCAACTCTTAAAAAATATGTTCCATCTACTGCTAAAGTAAATGTTGCAGTAATAGATGTTCCTGAAGTATATGTAACACTATCTGCTACAACAATTGCTCCTGAAGAATTAATTGCATCCACATAAGGAACACTTACAAAATTTTCACCTGTAATAACTACTGCTGTTGAAGTATTTTCAATAGCACTTGGAGCAATAGATGTAATAGTAGGTTTTGTTTCTCCTACGTTTGTTAAATTAACTCCTGATATTGCAGGTAATGTTGCTGGAAATCTAGCATCAGGTAAAGTTCCTGCTGCTAATTTATCAGCAGATATATCAGTTCCTAATTTAGCATTAGAAATTGAACTATCTGTTATACCTGGAGTTGTTACTTTTGTTTGTGCCATATTATCTAGCTACTCCTGGGATATCATTTGACGAAACCATAGGGAACTCAGCCCATGCCCAATAATTAAAAGTTTGATTTGTATAATTAAGACCATTAATAGTACTTCTTATTTTAAATCCATTACTGCAAAAATCTATTGCGTAAGTAGCAGCAGTTACTCCACCAGAAGTTCCTGAAGGTTGAAAATATGTGGTACATGGATTATAAGTATTACCTTCAATATTTTGAGATATCCATATGTCTCCACCTTCATTATTTTTAATTATCAAATAATTAGGTCTAAAACCTGTAGGGCAAAACGCACCATCTGCATTTAAAGCATGACCTCTGTAAGCACCGAAATGAGAAAATCCAGGTTTACTTGTAAAACAATAGGCTATATAATCAACTCCTGAACTATTAACTTCTCCTCCAGTACCTAGTGTAATATTAACACTATCAGGTTTAGTATCATTCCAACCACTTGTACTATCTACTTTTGCACTATCACTATTTAAAACTAGATGATAATTCTGTGGATTAGTAGAACCCCATCCATTAAAATTACTTCTATGATAAACAAACCATGAATTTGTACTATCTAAACATTTAACAAATATAGTATGAGGAATAGCTCCTAATCCATGAGCTAATTTTGCACCTGCTGTTACGTTTCCTGTATACTTAATAATAGATATTCCAGTAGTTTGATTAAATGAATAAGCTGATGGTGTAATAGTTGTACTTCCATTTGTTGCTATTCCTGATGTTGTCCCAGCTTTCCATCCCCATCCATAATAATCATAAGCAGCATCATTAACATAATTATCATTGGTAGCACCTGTCGTTACTGCATAAGTTGTTGAAGCGAAAGCACTTAGATAACCATATAAATTAGCATCCTTTGCTCCCATAGCTACACTAGAATCAGGATTAAGTTCTGTGTCTGCTCCACTTCCAGTAACACTATTCCATACTAAATTGGGATTACTAGTAGTATTTTTAGTCCAAAGCAAATCAGATTGAAATCCTGTTGTTATACTTCTTGGTGAAGTACCATCACCAGTATATTTAACAGTCGTAAAATTATCGCTTGGTTGATATGAAATAAATGCTGCCATTATGGTGCTCCATATAGTTTAATATTTTTTGTACAAATTGCTCTAAAATTTTTAGCTGCACCATCAAATGATGACGCACCTCCTGCACTTGGGTCATACTTAAATGCTCCTATTCCACCTTCATCTGCTGATGGAGAACCAATCAAAGTTGTTCCAAAATAACCATTTCCAAAATTAATTGAATAAGTAGCACCACTTCCATATTGAGACATGGCTGGAAGCCAATATCCAAAAGGTGTGTCTGCTATTGCAGTAAGAGCAACTCCTGTACCTGAATTTTGTATAACACCATCTTTAGACCAATAGATTTTTTCTGCATTCAAATCTATATAGGTTCCAATATAATTTCCGTCTCCATAAGAATCTCCATAAGAAGTAACACTCCCACCTCTTCTATAACCTCCACCATATCCATAATAACCTAAATCCTGAAGGAATGCAGAGTTAGTTCCTAATTCTGCGTTTGCTGCATTTGCTGTATAAGGTGCAGCTCCTATTAATAAATAATCATCTGTATGAACTGATACATCAACATATGTTTCAAAATACCATAGTCCAGCAAATAGAGGCATTGTTCCACTAGTCCATGCATAATTACTGGTACTCATAACAGTATAAAGATTACCTTTTGAAAAAGTTGCACCTTGAAAATAATTATCTAACGGATTCATTGTGCAAAAATTGTTTGAAGGATTATCGTAAGTCGCTGTTCCAGTTCCTGATGTAGTCATTGTAAAAGCATTAGTTCCACTATCTAAATCTAAATTTGTTCTGTCCTCCATCTTTAAGAAAAAGCCATTAGTTCCATAGGTAACTGTTGGGCTTGTTTTAATTTTCCATATTCCTGAAGTCGCATCTGTTTCACCAAATGTACTAGCTTGATAAGCTGTGCCATCGATAAAGTGAAAATGTGATAAACAACCATCCCAATAATTATTGGCTGAAAGATATGTTGCACCACTATTTCCTACTCCTACTGCATTAGCAGCAGTAGTATCATTTATTATCATAGTATTATCTTCTGTAGGATAATTTGAGGTAGCAAAATCTGTTTCTTTAACTCCATTAACATAAAATTTTAGTCTATCGGCTTCTACACTTTCTGTTGAATCAAAAGTGATACAAATATGCATCCATGCTGTAGTATCCCTAAAAAGTCTAGTTGTCTTTAAATCAAAAGTTTCAGGTCCACCTTTATAACCAAGAAACTCCATTTGGTCTGAACTGTTAAATCTTAACCAAGTATAATCACTACCACCTTTATGAGATATAAATGGTGTTTGATTACCAAAAGAAAGTCTACCTCTTTTCATCCAAAAACTTATTGTAAAAGTAGTGCCACTTCCACCTGAAGATGGGGTTCTATGTATATATGTACTTGCCATAATAAAATCCTAGTTAAATTGCATTCCTCCAGTTCCACCATGAGAAATTGTCATTGTAAATTCTCTTGCTGCTCCAACTTGAGCTTCTGCATCTGTTGGAGTTATATCAAAAGTATAAGTAGTTGTTGATGAACTTCCAGTTTCTGTTCCACTTATAATTCCTGTTGCAGTTGCTAATGTAACACCACCAGGAAAAGTTCCTGAAGTTTTTGCATAAGTAACTGCACTATCTGAAGTAGCTACAACTGTTTCTGATATAGCTGCTAATGCTGCAAAAGTTCCTAAAGAACCTGAAGCAGTTGTCCATGTAGGAGCTGTACTAGCTTGTAAAATTGCGTTAGTTGACATTCCAGCATTACCATCTGGATTCTCAACTCTAACTCGGTAATCTCCAAGGGGTAAATTGAAGGTTGCCGAGATAGAGGTTGCACTTGCCCAAGAAACTACTGAAGCTCTTGTATATGCATTTGTTGCACTTACTGCTTCTACAATTGGTACATGAGTAGAATCCGTTGCAAAATTTGTTCCTGTAATTGTAACACTTGTTGCTATACTTGGAGGAATAATTGCACTTACTGCAGTTACAGTAGGTTTGTCTTCTACTGCATCTACCCAAGTTAATTGATTTGAAGTTGTTCCATCTGTTGCTAAAACTTGTCCATCTGTTCCAACTCCTGTAGGAAGTGTTAAAGTATATGTTGCTGCTGCAGAATGAGCAGGACTTGCAATATGTACTGCATGAGTATTTTGTTCACAATTTAAAGTTAACTTACCTGCTGCAGAAGCTCCATCACCTTTGATTTCTAATCCAGGTGTAAATTCTGTTTTAACATTTGTAATATTATCAGCTTTAACTTTAGCAGTTTCAACTGCATCTGTAGCTATTTTACCAGCAGTTATTACACCATCTGTAATATCATCTGAAGTTAAGACTTTTCGTGCAGGAGTTGCACCAACATATGCCATCTATATTATCCTTAATATTATGTACTAATTGAATCAACAACACTTAAAATAATATCAACTGAAGTAGCTGCTGAAGCATAAGCTTCAACTGAATCTCCAGTTTGTAATACAACTTTTGAACCACCATCAATTAATTCCAAACTTCCACCTGTAGGGATGGGAGCTGCTTTAATAATAAAATAGTTTGTTGAAGTATTTTTTACATAGACAGAAACGTCAACAGATGCACCAGAAGTATTAGTACATCTAACACCTATAATTGCATCATTTGTTGTAGTAGCTGCTCTTAGTTCTGTAGGAGAACCAGAGAGAGTGATATTTCTTTTTAATGTTCTTTGAAAATTTTGAGCCATTTATTATCCTAATTATACCATTTTTTTGCCATATTGTCAACTAGACTATAAGGCAATTGCCATAGCCACAGCAAAACCTGCTGTCGCTTTCGTATCTATTTGAGTCTGTGCATTAGAACTCAAAGTGTTAATATACTGGAATTCTGCATTTGTAACAGTTCCATCTGCTATTTTTGTAGCATCTATTAAAGCAGATAAAGTTGTTACTCCTAAATTATCAGAAGTTATTGCACCACTTATCGCTTTATTTTTCCAAACACTTGCAGCATTATCATACATTAAATAATTAGCATCTGCAATACCTGCAATAGTTACATCATTTAATTCTGATAATTCATTTTCTGTAGCAACTTGACCATCAACATAAGCTGTTGTTGCAAGTTTAGTTGAGTTATCACTTGCTGATTGTGTAGGAGCTGTAGGATTTCCAGTTAAATCTGGAGAAGCTAAAGCTGCTTTTAAATCTAATTGTGTTTGAATATCTGAAGTTAGTCCATCTAATCTTTGAAATTCTGTATCACTTACTGAACCATCTGCAATCTTTGTTGCATCAATAGCTGCTGCAGCTTTAATATCTGCATTAACTATATTTGTAATAGTATTATCATCAGAATCAATTGATTTATTTGTAAATGTAGTTGTACTACTTGGAGTAACAGAGTGAGCTTGAGAATCTACATAAGCTTTAATAGATTGTTGAGATGCAACTGCTATAGCAGAATCATCTGCTAAAGTATCGTCATCTAAAAATGCTGTACCACTAAGTGTTCCATTTAAAACTGGGCTAGTTAATGTTTTAGCTGATAAAGCTTGAGTTCCAGTTAATGTAACAACACTACTATCAATTGCAATATCATCTGCATTTGCAGTAATACCTGTTCCACCAATAACATTTAAAGTAACATCACCTGATGTTCCTCCACCTGTTAAACCACTTCCTGCAACAACTGAAGTAATATCTCCAACTGGTATAGTTGCTACTTGAGTATCAACATATGTTTTAATAGATTGTTGTGAAGATACAGCAGTTGCAGAATTAGAAGACATAGTATCTTCATCTTTAAAAGCTGTTCCACTAATAGTTGTATTAAGAACTGGACTTGTTAATGTTTTATTTGTAAGAGTATCTGTAGTATCTTTACCAACTAATGTATCTGTTGAAGTAGGTAAAGTTATTGTTCCAGTATTTGAAATACTAGAAATAATTGGAGTTGTAAGAGTTTTATTTGTTAAAGTTTGTGTTCCAGTTATAGTTACAACATCACCTGTTGGTGTGTTAATAACTGGACTTGTAAGAATTTTATTTGTAAGAGTTTGAGAACCAGTTAATGTAGTAACTGTAGCATCAATTGCTATATCGTCTGCGTTAGCAGTTATACCAGTTCCACCAATTACATTTAAAGTTGGTATTGGTCCTGATAAAGATGTTCCAGTTAAACCAGTTCCTGCTACAATAGCAGTAAGGTCTCCGACAGGTACTGAATCTACATAAGTTTTAATTGCTTTAGCAGAAGCTAAAGTATCATCACTTGATGAAGCAGAAGTTAAATCTGTATCAACAGATGTTACACCAGTTGAAGTACCAATAACTAAAGTATCTAAATTTACAGTACCATCAAAAAATGCATCTTTAAATTCTAAAAGATTTGTACCTACATCTATATCATTATCTAAAATTGGAACGATTGCTCCATCTTGAATTCTTAATTGTTGAACTGCAGCACTAGAAACATCTACATAAAATTCTAAATGATTACTAGCAGTATCAACTAAAATTTTATTTAAAGGAGTAACTACTCCACTATCTCCAAGTACAGAAATAACAGGACCTTCGGCTGCTGTACCATCATGTTTATGTCCAGTTGTATTTACAAATGCTGCTAATAATTGATTATATTCATTATTAAAATCTGCAACTTCAATTGTATTACCAGTTGTAAATGTGGTTTGTCGTGTATAACCTGCCATATTATCTTCTTCCTCCTGCTATAAATGATACGAATAATCCATTAACTGAATAAGCTGCATTTGTATCATCACTAAAAAATCTAAAACTATTTGAAAATCCACTTCCTACTACTAACATTCTTTTACTTGGTAAAACTACTGCACCATATGTTCCACTTCCATATGCAGCAGTTCCATATAAAGATGCTCGATTTAAAGTACCAACACTAAATTCTCCAGGTTGGGGTACATCTGTAGATTCAAAATCATATCTAATTCTTAATTTTAAATCGTCTTGTGTTCCTTCTGGATTAATATTTGCTTTAACTGCGTAAAGACTTTTTCTTAAACCATTATCACCATAGTCCATATCTGGTGTTTGAAATCTTGCATCAATATTGGAACCATTAAAATTGTTTCCAGTATCATGTGAGTAAACAAAACCAGTTTCATCTGCACTAAATTTAACTTCTTCATTAGAAGTATTTAAATCTGAAGTACAAGTTTTAACTACCAATCCTTTTGATTCACTCCATTCAAAAGCAGGAATTCCTTGTTCATCAAATTTAAATGTTCCTATGATTCCACTCTGACTTGAATTAGCTTGACCTGATTGAAAGTAAAATAATCTGTATTGACTTCTTTCTCGAATAACCATACTAGAAAGAGTATAGTCAGCAATATTATCTAATATTTCATTTATTCTTGGTAAAATTT